GGTGTCTCAGAGAGCATGAGTCGATGCTCTCCAGCCCCTGTGGTTGATAGGTCTCCCATGCGTTGACAATGCTGTTCACTTTTTGATATACTAATACCATGATAAAAGCAATAAAGAAAAACGGATTATTAGACAAAGACTTCCTTCAAGGGATATCATTGTTCTTACTCCCTATACTAATAAAGGTGATTTCATAATGACAAAATCAGAACATAGAGCTCTAATGGCAAAACAAATTGAAGCCTATATGGCCAAAGGCGGTAAGGTTACCACTACGAAGAGTAGAAAACCTAGAAAAGCTGAACTACTCAATGTGGTCACAGCATTTGCTGCAGGCGGTAGATGGTACAGAGGTGGTGTTGCATCATCTAATGATGTCAGATACACAGCAAACAACACAGCATAATGTATATTTTAACGATTGGTTCTATAGTGTATATGTATGATAATGAGAAAGAAGCTCGTAAAGCTTTTCATCAAGCAGTTCAAAAGAATAATATTAATAACGTAAAGGTGGTATATAATGGTTAATGGTTTAATAGGTACTCATATTGCAACTAATACTCCAGTGGAGATAGAGTTGAATGCGTCTGAGATGCAATTGTTTCATGCAGGTGGTAATCATCAATGGTTTCAACTGTGTGAGAGTGTCAAAGCACGCACTGGTATAGAGATTATCGACCAGATACAGTTAGATTTTCAAGTCATTAACGGCAATAAATCTAAATTTCATTAAAAAACCCCTTGTATTATATGCTCTATGAGTGTATAATGAATGTATAAGAAACGAAATTGACTAGTGAATATGTTCGTGGATTGCAGAGAGGTTAAGTCACTAGAGAGATATACTGAGAATGTCAAGGGTACATGAGAGAGATACCCACCTATCAGCGGAGATGGTGTAATGCAACACGCGACAATACCATTGTTGAGTTCATAGTTCAAATCTATGTCTCCGCTCCAGTTATATAGTCGGAGAGCCTTATGGTTAGTGCATCTCCGACACGCTTGCCAAAGCATGAGGAATATGTTATAATGGATGGTTATAAGTACAAGTGGTCTACTGTAAGTTTATACAGTATGCCTAAGGATAGAACAGAACCATTGACTTGTCGTACAGAGAAACCTGTGCCTCTACAGGAGGGATTGGTTCTTGCAAGACAATACGAGACAAAGGGTCATGTCATAGAGTTAAGGAGGGAGTCTCCTGAGAAGTCTTAGAGTAGGAATCTGAGCAAACAGTGATTTAGGGACCGTATATCGTGGTGGTAGAGAGTAAAGACACCATCTAAGCGTCTCTAAAGAAATTTTTTTCCGGTAACCAACAGAGAAGGAAGTAAAAATGAATCGTATAACCTATGTGGATTACTCGTTTCAAGTCGTTGATGATGAGATTATCTTTGACGGTGACTTAGACGGAGACCAATTTATGGAACTCCATGACATAGAGGAAGACACACTGTTCTCTATATCATCAATTGAAGGTGTGTTATGTTTCTCTAAAGTGTATGAGGATGATGAACCAGAACCAGACGAAGAAGACTGGACTGGTGATAACATACTTACATTTGCAAGAGCATAAAAATTTTTTGAGGTAAATTATGAGTATCCAGAGTCGTTCAATACATAAAGAGACTGCTACCACTGTAGGTACTGGTCTCCTTGTTAACTATCCTCTGAATCTATTTCTATTGTTTGTATGCATTGACCTATGGGGTATGACGAATACCTTTTACATAGGTACTTTAATTACTGCATTAATGACATTCGTAGCGTATGTTCGTGTATATTCTATACGCAGGTGGTTCAGTGTTAGATAATATATTCATTCTCGTAGGTAAATGTATATGGTTTCTTATTAAATACACCTTGTATGTTTTGAGTGCCGTTGTTATAATGGCTGTGTTGTTAGACGGAGGGTATCTTGGATAAGTATGATAAGAAAGAGTTAGAGAATAGTAAACGAATATTCAAGTCAGCAACACCTAAGTATGAGTTGTCTTGGTATATTAAATGGGGTGCATCAGTATTCATTATGATATCTATGTCTATGCGAGGTATACCAGAGTATCAGTTATATGATTTGATATTGTCTACAGTAGGTGTAGCAGGTTGGTTAGTCGTAGGTCTACTATGGAAAGATAGAGCCCTTGTGTTATTAAATGGAGTAGGAGTAGCACTTCTACTTCGTAATTTGTTTGAGGTAATATAATGTTAGAATTTTTATTCTTTATGCCCTTTAATGTGTTTGTATGGACAATTAAATATATGGGTTCGTTGTTAGTATGGGTCGGAATCGTAGTATGGGTATGGTCGTATCGCACGACTGTATGGGAAGGTATCGTAGACAGTGTATACTGGTGTGTTGATAAGATTAAGAGTGTGTATGCAAATCGTAGATGATTTCTTAGACAAACGATATTTTAATGACCTAGTCAAAGATGTCTTTGATGTGGACTTCCCTTGGTATTACCATGAGGGTATTAACAACTACCATGACTCACCTTCGTCACAGTATACACACATGTTGTATGCACGAAATCAGGTCAAGTCTCGTATGTTTGAACACTTTGAACCTATACTCGAACAACTTAATGTCTTTTCACTATTAAGAATGAAATTAAATTGTGTACCTAGAACAGAGAACAGAGTCGAACATGAGTTTCATACCGATTTACCTGCGACAAAGAATGATTACACAACTGCAATACTTTATTTAAATGATAACGATGGTGATACATTGTTTAAAGATGAGAAAGTAAGGTCAGTTGCCAATCGACTGGTCATATTTAATGGTCATACACCTCATGCCTCTACTTCAAATACAGATGATGATGCCTATAGACGAGTGTGTTTGAATATTAACTACATAGAGAACATGTCTAAATAGTTATATGGATTTATATATCATACATTTTATTTTTATTACTTTATGTGCAGGTGGTTCCTATTTTTGGGGTTTCATGGCAGGAGAAAAATCAGGCAGTCAAAGAACTGTTGAACTCTTTTTAGATGATAACTTGGTGACATTAGACCAGATAGAAAAGAATTATAATAACCATAAATAAATAAAACACACAGGATTATATTATGAGAATCATTGGAATAAATATTTCACACGACACATCAGTAGCAGAAGTTGAAAACGGAGAACTAAAGTATTGCCATGACGAGGCAAGATTTCGTAGACATAAATTTTGGGACCCCGATAAACTGGACCCACAACACGATAAAGGTCTTCAGTGTATCGACCAAGAACAAATAAAGGAACCAGACCATTTAATCTTTGCAACCTTTGATAGAAAGAATATCATTTGGAATATTGACTCACCTAAGTTAATCGAAGATAGACTTTTTGCAGAACAGTTTGCAAAAGATGTAAGTTCACAACAACTCACAAGAGAAAGAACAGAAGAACTTATGCAGACATACGGTGAACACATCGACTTGTCAGAAGTAGGACCTGAAAGAGACTTTGAGATTGCAGATATGATATCAGACTATCATTGGAATGTGACTGCATATCATTGTGAACCTGAACATCACTTCTATCATGCAGAGTGTGGGTATCATTTAAGTCCTTACTACAAAGACAACGAAGATGCAATCGCAATCGTTTGGGATGGTGGTGGTGCCATGAGGTATCACGATGAGTATCCTGCATATCAAGAGACTGATTCAGTTTACTTATGCAAACCTGGTGTGGAACCAGAACTCCAGTACCAAAAATTATCTAATCACCGTTTGGTGTCCGAAATAGGTTGGCAGTTCCCTAACATGGCGTTCGATGCATTTCATTGTTTTGAACCTCTTCTTATAAACAAAGATGGTGTAGACTTAGAATTCACATCAGCACCTTCAAGTGGTATGAACTTCAGTCAGATGTCAGTTGCATTAGGTTGTGACGAAATCGGTACAGGTGCAGGTAAAGTTATGGGTATGGCATCATACGCCAAATCAATCAGTGAAACAGGTATATTTAATAACTTCACAACAGCACAAGAACTAGAAGAGAGAACACTAGAAGAATCAATTAAAACAATTCAGATGGCAGTCGATGCGAATCCAGATTGTAAGAACATTGTTCTAAGTGGTGGATACTCTCTCAATTGCACGAACAACTATAAGTATCTCGATGCCTTTCCAGAACACCAGTTCTTTGTAGACCCTATGCCACATGACGGTGGTACGGCTGCAGGTGCAGCCCTTTGGTTTGAACGAGACCTGTTAGCAAATCCTCCAGGAGAACAAAATGATAAAGACTAAAATTATAAGAGACTTAGATACAGTCATTGACTTACTGGTTGACAGAGAGCAAATCGTTGCAATCTTTCAAGGAAAATCCGAATGGGGTCCTCGTGCATTAGGTAATCGTAGTATATTATTTGACCCTAGAAATCCTATGGCAAAGATAATTGTGAATTCAGTTAAACAAAGAGAAGACTATAGACCATTTGCAGGTTCAGTTATGTTAGAACATGCAAACGATTACTTCGACATGAAACAATTAAAAGAATCACCTTGGATGTCCTTTGCGATACAAGCAAAAGAAAAAGCATACAAAGATATTCCTAGTTTAGTTCATGCAGACGGTACTTGTAGAATACAAACAGTCACAAGAGAACAGAACAAAAACTACTATGAACTTATAGAATCATTCTATAATATCACAGGAGTTCCAATGATATTTAATACATCATTCAATCTAGGTGGTGAGGCATTGGTCGAGACAATCGAAGATGCAATCGCAACATGTCAGAAGAGTCAGATTAATTATCTGTATGTACCTGCAGACCAAGATATCCACATACCTTATTCAATGATTAAACCTAAAGATGTAAAGTTATTTAAGGAACAGGCCTCGGAATAATAAATAGGTGGTATGATAGAGGTTACAGACACAGCAATACAAAAACTTATCGAAAAGAAAGTCGGTTTTATCCGACTCGGAGTTAAAGGTGGTGGGTGTGCAGGTTACGAATATTTTCTCGAAGACACAACTAATTATATTAATATGTCTGATAAACTCCAGAATTATGGAAAGTTTACAGTCGTGGTAGATGAATTGTCCGTACCCTATTTGAGTGGGTCAACATTAGATTGGGTGAAAGAGGGACTTAATGAATTTTTTAAAATAATAAATCCAAAGGAAGAATCTTCTTGTGGATGTGGAGTGAGTATACAGTTTTATGAAGACCTCGTCAGCGAAAGCAAAGGGTAGAAGATTACAACAATGGGTCGCAAAGATGTTAGTCGAACATCTAGGTGCAGATGAAGAAGATTTAGAATCAAGACCTATGGGTTCGAGTGGTGAAGATATCATCATGGGAAAACAGACTAGACAAATCTTCCCTTATAGTGTAGAATGTAAGAATCAGGAGAAAGTTAATATCTGGTCAGCAATGGAACAAGCAGAGTCTAATTGCAAAAGTTATGAACCTCTTGTAGTAATTAAAAAGAACGGCAAGAAACCACTTGCTGTAATAGATGCAGAATACTTTGTGGAGATGCATAACAAAAAATGATTAAAAGTTTTAATGAGTTGCAAACAATAACAGAGAATAAGGATGCCAAGAATCCTTATCGTCTGGTTGTACTCGCAGAAAAACCGAAGAAGTCAAACCCTAAAGCGACGAGTGCAAAGTTAGTTAAACTTGCACAAAAACTAGGACACGAAGTATATGATTGTCGTGTCAATGGTGCATTCATCATGCGTGATGAGAAGTCTGGTCAATTAACTATACACAAAGAAGATGATGGATTTGGATTTGAAATCGATGAAGATACAGTTGTTCTCATTCGTGGTGCAGTTGGTAAAAAAGATTCATATCTGGATTTAGTATCTCAATTAGAAAGATACGGTATTCCTGTTTGCAACTTCAGAGAAACAATTGAAGTATGTGCAGATAAGTTTAGATGTTATCTTAGACTGCAAGAGATTGGTATGAATCAACCTAAGACCGTACTGATACCGAATGCAGATAAAGAATCAATAGAGACTGCTCATGAGGCATTGAAGTCTAAGTTCCCTATGGTGTTAAAGACACTACAAGGAAGTAAAGGTGTTGGTGTTCTATTGATTGAAACAGAGAGGTCATTACAATCAACCGTTCAGTTGGTTTATAAGATTGACCCTTATGCAGATATACTATTACAAGAATACATTGAAGTTGATTACGATGTTAGATGTATTGTTGTGAATAAAGAAATCATAGGTGCGATGAAACGACCTAAGATACTTGACGACTTTAGAAGTAATGTTTCACAAGGTTCTGAACCTGAAGTGATTGAGCTCACTGAAGTGGAACAAGAGGCAGTCTTACAGGCAGCCAAAGCGGTGAACGGACAATGGGTTGGTGTAGACTTTATGCCAGCAAAGAACAGAGATAAAGATGCACCATTCATTATCGAAGTTAACCATTCACCTGGTACCGAGGGTATCAACAAAGTAATTGATGGTGATATTAATAAAATTGTTTTAGATAATCTGCTTGATAGAGATTCATGGAAACGAAGTGCAACAGAATGTGGTGTATTAGAAACATTAGAAGTTGAAGGACAGGAACTAACTGTTAAGATGGATACTGGTAATAATACAACGACATGTGCCTTGCACGCGGATGACTTGACTGTAAAAAATAAAGTAGTCTCATGGACTACAGAAGGAGTTAAATACAAAGAACCTTTACATCGATATGTAGAGTTATTAAAACCTGCCGAAAAAAGGCCAGTCGTTCTATTGGAAATAAATTTTCTAAATACAATTTACGAAGTAGAAGTTTCGTTAGATAAAAGGAATCAAATACCATTCCTTGCTAACAGAGACTTTATGAAGAGAGCAAATTTAATGATAAATCCTGCTCGTAAATTTATGTTAACAAATAGAAACGATGAACACGCAAACGGTTTGAAGTCGAAGCACAAATCGATACTCTTATGGATAATAAGTCCATTCCTTTTTCTATGTATAAGTATCTTGTACAATTAGATTACTCTGGTAAAGTTGTTGCATACATGAAAGGGTTTACAGAGGAGATGCAATACGAAATTCTAAACAAAGAAGGTTGTGAACAATTAGATGAGGCATATAACTTTCTCACTAAAGGTCAGAAGACAAAGATTGTAAAGAAACTCCAAGAGTTTGAAACTGATATTGAAAAGTATATTGCAGAGTATCAACCAGTTCGTAAACCTAGAAAGCCTAAAACCCCAGCACAGTTAGTAAAGAAACTTCCTTATCTTTCAGAGTGGAAGAAATATAAATCCATAAATCCAGAAGAAATCATTCGTGCATCGATGTTGTTTGGATACAACACATCCACAAAGAAACTTACCATGTTCAAATCTTATGGTGGTCTTAGAGTGAATGGTAGTAAGATAATAGATGCAGACGAATGTATAGAAAAGACCTTGACAGATTTGACTTTACTTGATAGACTGGTATCAGGTGGTAATATTATTGCTAAAGGTTTATGGACGAGATACCTCGTTCTAAAGAGAAAGAAGGAAACAATAGAATTACTAAGAATACATTATTAATAAAAGTGATTAAATGATACTAATAGATTTTACTCAGACCATAATAGCAGGTCTGATGGCACAACTCAAAATGAATGATGGTGAGATTAACGAAGATATGTTAAGACACATGATTCTAAACTCTGTAAGAAATTACAGTAAACGATATTCACAGGACTATGGACAAATAGTTCTATGTACTGATGCAAGTAATCCTTGGAGACGAGAATTCTTTCCACAATACAAAGCAAACCGTAAGAAGACAAGAGAAGCATCTGATATGGATTGGAAACTTATCTTCGATACACTACAGAAAGTTAAAGACGAGATAAGAGATAACTTTCCCTACCACTACCTGTATGTCGAAAGATGTGAGGCAGATGATATCATTGCAGTGTTAACTAAACATTCAAAGGAACCAGTCCTAATCGTCTCAGGTGATAAGGACTTCCAACAGTTGCAGAAGTATGACTATGTAAAACAATGGTCTCCTAATCTAAACAAGTTCGTTGAACCAGATGATGCAGATACATTTCTAAAAGAACATATTCTCAGAGGAGATAAGTCAGACGGTATACCAAATATACTATCAGCAGACAATTGTTTAGACGAAGGTATCAGACAAACCCCTTTAAGAAAACCTGTAGTAGATAAGTACCTCAGGATTAGTATTGAAAAGGACGATAAATACTATCGGAACTATTTAAGAAACCAAACTTTGATTGACTTAGAATTTATACCAGATGATGTTGTAGAAAGTATTCTTAACATTTTTGGTGAGTCTACACCACCGAGTGGCAAAGTATTTGATTATCTTAGAGAGCATAGATTAAATGAATTGATGGACAACATTGGTGATTTTACACAATATAATATGGTGAGGACCTAAATTATGACAACAGAAAAGAAAAGAGGAAGAGGAAGACCTAAGGGTGCTCCTAACAAACCAAAGATGGAATTGGTCACAGAAAGAATCAATCTACCTAACGGTGCTGATGTATTTGAAATACTATGTCAGGCAAACATCGTTGCAGAAACAGATGTGCCTACTGCAGTTAATGGATTAAAAATCTTTAACGATAGAAACGGTGCAGTAAGTAAAGTGTTAAGATGGTTGTTCGATAAGAACATTCATTCAACATTACCTGAAGGAGAAACTCCTTACAAAAAGAATGATGCACCTGATTCACAACTATCTGAAACAGGATTAAAGTTTGAGTTTAAAAAGTTTCAATACTTTGTGACTGAACAGGTACCACAGGCTCGTAGAGAGACAATGTGGATTGAACTGTTAGAAGGTATGCATCATAAAGAAGCAGAACTAATTGACTTGGTTAAGGATAAGAAGAATCCATTCCCTAACATAACAAAGGAAATGGCATCAGAAGCGTTTCCTGAGATACAAGTTTAAATAAATATTAATGTGGTCAGAGACTATACATAAAAGAAAGGGAGTTTAGTTTAACTTCGATGTATAAACTTCTAGTCGAGTACCACTCCATGGATTTTTAGGATATATTATGGCAGACGAACAATCAACATTTCAAAGTGAAGCAGTGGAACTTTCAGAGTTAGAACGAATCACCCAAAGACTTAACACCTTTACTGTAGGATTAAAACCTGCGAATGCAGAACAGGTTAATCAAATCATGCAGAAAGGGTTATCAGCAGGTAACTTTAAACTAGATGAACTAGATGCACTTGTTCAAATCAGAGAACAGGTCAATGCAGGTATTATAGATTACAATACCCAAGTACAAGTTGCAACCAAACGAATACAAGAACTAGAACAAGAAGAACTTCAAAAACAGAAGGACTTACTTGCACAAACTCTTGTAGAAAAGGATAACTTAGTCACTGAAGAAAGAAAGTTAAAGAAACTTGCACAACAAGAATTAAAAATTGTTGCAGAACAAAACAAAATTCTTCAGGCACAACTCGAAGCATTATCAAATGTTCAGAACAATGTCACATCTAAACCAATACAAGATTTACTAGACGAGTCAAGAGCATCTGCCGAAATGAATGCCTCTGATAGACCAAAGTCTAAAGCATGGGACATGGTAAGACAGGCAAGACCTGATGAAGAACCATTTGTTGGTGAAGTAAAAGAACAAGTTGCAGAAGCTAAGAAAGCATTCAAAGACTTTGAAGAAGAGTCGGTTATCATAACTCCAAATGCAGATACAGAATTCACACCACAAGGTGATACATTAGATTCATTCTATGACGAAGTAGAAAGAGTTAACGAAGTTGCAGAAGCAGATGAATTACTCGCTGATGAACCACATCCATCAAACGATGAACTCATGGGAGAACCTGATGTTGATGTCGAAGTAGGTTTTGCAGACGACTTTGATGAAGATGAAAACTTCGAAGATTCAGCAGACTTTTATAATGGTGTTTCACCAGAAGAAGCATTAGAAGATGTCAACGAAAAGTTTGAAGACACACTTGAAAGTTTAGAGGATTCAGAAACAGTTCCTTCTACAGGACAAGTCACATCTAAACCTGTTATCTCAGGTGGTAATGCACCAAACATTCAGGCACAAGTAAGTGAACCTGAAAACATTGTTGCACCAGTAGAAGAAGAGAAGAAAACTATTCCAACCTTTGATACTGAAGAGGAACTTATTGCATCAGTTAATGCAAAGGTCAACATCATAGAAGATGAAGCAGAAGAAGAGTATGAAGAGATTACAATTCCTTCAAGGTCAGAATTAGAAAACATTTCTAAGGCAGAAGTTCAAGCAGAAGGTGACAAGTTAGGTTTCGAATTGAGTGGTTCAAAAGAAGAAATGGTTGACCAGTTCGAAGAACAAACAGAAGCGTTTATTGCATCGTTGCAAGAAGACGGTGATTTCATCAGTGCATCCGAAACAGAAGAGACTCGAAGTGACGAGGAGAAAAAAGATGGTAATGATGATGTCAGAGATGGTGGATACTTCTAAAAGAAAGTATACCGTTTCACAATTTAATAAAGACCAAGTAAGCAGAATCTATTCAGAGAGACCCTTTGGAGAGAATCTGCTCAGGTTCAATCTACCAGAAGACCAAACAGTTTTTCTTGGTTTACAATTCAGACAATCCGCATATCTCTTTAAGAAGTTAGATAGTAAAAAGAAAGAGAACTTTTATATTAGTTCATTCTCTTATCCTTGTCCACGAATAGGTGAGACATTAGAGGCATTAGAAGTACAACTCTACAATTACAAAGAGAACGGAGACCCTAGGTCTTGTCTCATCAATCAAGAAGACGACCCACAATTTATTTTATTACCACAAGATTGGTGTAATTTAGAAGACGAAGATGTTGTTGAGTTTCAATTTGTTAAAGAATCAGGACTAGATACTGAAAGGTACATAGAAGTTCATGTCGGTTAATAGAAACATTCCAATTCAGGCAGTAGACCAATATGATTTCTTGGAACATAGAAGAGAACAAGAAAAGAAACATTGGGATAAAGTTAAGACAAGTGAACCTTTAGATTCTATTCTTACTGTAGAGATTAACACGACAGAACTTTGTAATAGAACATGTGTGTTTTGTCCTCGACATGACCCTAAAATATTCCCTAATAGAAATCTACATCTTACACCTAAGGGTGCATTAACTATTGCAGAAGAATTAGGAGATAATAACTTTCAAGGCAAGATATCATTCAGTGGATTCGGAGAGAATCTCCTTAATCCAGACTTCGTAGAGATAGTAAAGATATTCAGAACAGAATTACCTTATGCAACATTAGAGTGTAATACTAACGGAGATAAACTTGACCATAAGTATCTCGTAAATCTTATACATGATTCAGGTTTAGATTTAATCTATATTAATCTGTATGACGGTATAGAACAGATGGATAAGTTTGAAGAAATGTTATTGTGGGCAGAGATACCTGTTGACAAGTATAAGTTTAGAATGCATTGGGGAGACTTTGAGAAACACGGACTCATATTAAACAACCGTAGTGGTGTTGTCGATTGGGTTGGTGTTGAAGATGATACTATAGAGAATCTAAAAGGTAAACCTTGTCATTATCCATTCTATAAAATGTTTGTAGACTGGAACGGAGATGTATTGTTTTGTTCTAACGATTGGGGAAGAGAACATGTTGTAGGAAATCTTTTGCAACAATCTTTACATGATGTGTGGTTCTCTAAACCTATGACAAAGATTCGTAAGAGATTAATGAAGGGAGATAGAAGTATGTCTCCTTGTAATAAATGTAGTGTAGACGGTTCACTATTTGGCCAACCGTCATTTGATATAGTTAAGGAATATTATGAGAGTAGCAATAACAGGAACTAGTGGTCTTGCAAAGACAATTAAAGACACACTAGAAGCAACACCTTATCAAGGTAATACAATAGAGGTATCACCAATTCGTTGTGAAGATATTACAATGAATGGGGCAGATTGTTGGGTGTTCAGAGGATACAAACCGTGTGATGTTCTAATCAATCTTGCACACCAAGACCAATCTAAGATTCTATCTATTGCTCACGAGGCATGGGAAGGTGAGAAGACTAAAACTATTATTAATATCTCTAGTCGTGCAAGTCAACCGAACATATCAAAAGGTTATGTATATGCAAGTGAGAAAGCACAACTCAATCACCTTGCAAACAATTATCAGTACAACTCTAAGAAGAGATACAAAATGACCACACTTAACTTAGGTCTTCTGGATGATGAGAATCTTCCGAGTGTTAAACACCAAGATGTTGCAGGTCTAATTCATAAACTTATAACAACTTATCCAGATTACGAGATTCCAGAGATTACACTTCAGGCACATGCTAATTATCAGAACATACAAAGTGATAAAGAAACTCTAAGAGATATGAAGAGATTCAGTTAATGATTGTTAAACAGGTTTCAAATGACTTGGTCAGAGGAGTGTCACAACAATCTCTACCCTTTCACTATGGTTGGCCTTCGAATGTCAACACAAAAGAATTCTTACATTGGAATCACAACATATGTGATGCCGGATTTGATACTTATTTTGATATGAGGTCTGTTGAAATGTGGTCACCAATTTTAGAAAAAATACACCAAGAATTAGACATGGATGGTTGGGGCATCCAACGAGCATACATTAATGGTTATTGTTTTGGTAATGATGCAGCGGCACATGTAGATTCTAAAAATTCAAATATTCCTCAAAAGACAGCAATCATATATTTGAATGAAGAATGGGATATCAATTGGGGTGGTGAGACTGTTATATTTGAGAATGGTGAAATTATAAAATCAGTATTACCAAAAGAGGGAAGAGTATTCATATTTAATTCTAGTTTATTACATGCCGCAAGACCTCTAAGTAAAACATTCGGTAATATCAGAAGAGTGTTAGTGTTTAAATACTTTGACCTAAATTACACCACACCATGTTTAGATTATCTCTATCAACAAACAAAGAATGCAGAACACAGTGGAGGAACTTTTTTCGAACACTTACTCACCACTGGAAAGATTGCTCAAGAGCATAAGTTCAGTGAAGATGTTATAAAGGCATGTTGGTTTCATTCAATCTATGGAACAGAGTATTATAATTTTGATGCAGAAAAAATCACGAGAGAAGAAATTAAAAAACAAATTGGAGAGAAATCTGAATCACTAGTGTATGAATTTTGTTCTATGACAAATAGAGTTGATACTATTCTTAACTCTGATAACATAGAGTTAAAACAAATAGAGTTTTGCAACCTCTTAGGACAGAATACACATGGTCAATATGGTGAAACTTTATCCAAATTAAGTGAGTTCATCTTTACTAAGTAATATTATGTATGGTGTTATCGATTTAAATAAATCACACGAAGAGGGTTCTGAACAGTTTATTTGTTTCATTGCACACCCTATGAAATGTGGTGGAACTACATTGATGACCGAATTAAGAAAACATAAAGAACTTAGAGTAATAAACTTAATTCCAGAATGTGACCATTATACACCAGCAGAAATTTTTAATATGATACCTAAGTTTTGGGGTCGTTGGAAACATTTGCCTATCTACTGTATAACTCGACACCCTTATGAAAGATTTAAATCACAGTTATCCTTTATACCTATAATCATGTTATATGGTAAAAGACCAGAAAGATTTTTCGAAAAGACTCCACACCAATTCTCAGGTTCTACATTGTTTTGTCCTCAATGGAAATATATGAGTTGGAAAGGAAAGAGACTGGAGAATCTTAAACAAATTAAACTAGAAGATGTCACTGGTACTACAATTGATATTGAGGGGTTTAAGGTAGACATGTCTAATCATCTTAACACCAAAGAGTGGGCAACAGACCAAGTGAATCACAAACATAAAATGCAACTTCTCGAAGTTAGTGATGCAGATAAATTAGCTAAATTAATTTTTGGAGAACACACAAAAGAATACATACATAAATCTTACCCTAACGACTTTGAAAACATAGGATACTATAAATAATACTATGACTACAGAATATAACGATTTCGGTTTTACCGCTTTGGATGCAGATGAACTTGCGGCCATTGATACAAAGATAATTGAGAAGACTACAACTGCAACGGATGTAATTAATAAACTTGATAACTTTGTAAGACCACTGTTGGAGAATCTTGCAAAGGATTCAGATAAGGATTATATCTACTGGCCTAACAGAGTGGAGATTATCAATAAGAAACTTAAAGAATTAGACGAAATTCAAAAGAGTTTATAAAACCGCTTTACATTACCCTCCACTTTTTAGTATACTAGACACTGTTAATTAAACACAGGAGTTTAACATGGACGAAACAATGAAGTTAGTCAAACTAGGTCGAGAAATGATAACACAGGCAGAAGAGAATAAGGTGTTTGCTAAAGATGATGCAAAGTGGAATACTTGTGTTGTTGCAGGCAATCGACTTACAACTATAGGAACTACATACGGTATACAGAGTGTAAAAGACTTAAAGAAACCAGAACGAGAAATAATCTTAGAGTTCTTAGATTTAAATGAGGGGGTACTTGCATGAGAGTATTAGTAGAATCATACGGAGACATTAAAATCTTTTCTGATAGACCATTCGGTTATAAGAGATACTATGTTCAATGGGAAGACGGAACAGAATCAATGTTTAGTGGTCTTTGGTATACTGAAAAGAAAGTTAAATCGGTTGTAGAAGACCATATCAGAAGTATACCCCTATGAAAGACCCATTCGAAGAAATACGACCTGCATTCACAGTTCTTATAATTGCAGTATTGATTGTAATTATTTTATTCTAGGCGTTGACAATGCGTATCACTTTTTGATACCATATACCTATAATGAAAAAAGGAGATAATATGAAAGACTTAAATGAATATGTAAACCAACTTTGTGCAGAATTGACTGAAGTTAAAAACAAAAGGTGGCCTCATTGTGCCGAAGATGGTGCTTATTATGATGCTAAAGCGGGTCGTAAGTATATTAAAATAATATCTTATGATAATTCAAATGGTGGTGGTGCTTCTGTATGGGGTTTCATCAACAAAGCAAATCCAAATTTCAAAGAGGGAGATGTTCTTCTCTCTGCTGGGTGGAATTCACCTGCTCTTAATAAAGCAAGAGGTAATCTAATAGAGGGTTATCCTGTTCTTAAAATGGGTGATAGATTCATGTACGGACCTGGTTATTGTTCAGGTGCAATTGCAGGAACACCAAGAGACGGAGGGTTTGTTTAAGATGGATAACTTATACGATATCAAATATGCCAATCTTCCTATGGCAGTCAGGAACCACAAATTCGTTTTAGACTTTCTAAAGAATAATCCTTCGAGGATTAGGTACAGAGGCAAATCAATTCCAGGTGTTTATAAGAGAGCATCTTTACATTGCATCAAAGAGTATGCAACAACATTTACAATTTATCCACGATAGGGCTTGACAATGCGTATCACTTTTTGATACCATATACCTATAGTGAAAAAAGGAGACTTAATATGATAATAAAAGATTACGAAGTATGTTCTCCTGATATGACATCAGGTGGGACTTCATTGCAAGGATATAAGACAACAACCTATGACAGGTTGTGTCAAGTTTTAGGTCCACCAACATTCACAAGTGCAGACCCATATGATAAGGTCAATTGTGAGTGGTACTTAGATACTAAATGGTATGATGCAAATACTGTTGATGAGATTGACTATGACGACTGGAACTATGAGACAGTCACAATTTATAATTGGAAAGACGGTAGAATTCCTACTGAAGAGTATCAATGGCATGTTGGTGGTAAATCAATATGGGCAACAGATGTTGTTGACATGATACTTGATAATTTCAATAGAAACGGTGAGAACCACAACGGAGAAAGATATGTCGCTTAATTACGAAAGTGCAAAATTAATTGCACAACAAACGGATGGTAAATTATCAGCAGATGATGTTATCAATCTAGCAACTTACGGAACAACCAATGCACAAGATATGAATCCTTTTCAAGGTGACATGTTTGAAGATGCATGTATGTGTGGGGTCAAAGATTGTCCTGATGCATATGCACATATGACGAGTGGGTGTTAATATGGAAATAGGATTTTTAGGAGGCACCTTACTAATGATTATTATGTTTAGTATGGTTTTTGTGGGGTTGCATATCAACAAACCTTTTCCATGGGAGAAAGACGATGAGTGAATCTTATAGAGCATTTTTAGTTGGCATGGGATTCGGTGCATTACTGATGTTTATCATGTTATTACCGAGTCTTGTTCATGCGTCAGACGAAAACGGTGAGGCAGTTTGTCTCGCAAAAAACATTTACTTCGAGGCAGGTAATCAACCACTTGCAGGTAAAGTTGCAGTTGCACAAGTTGTATTCAATCGTATGGAACATTCTGCATATCCAAAAGATATTTGTGGTGTCGTATACGATGCAAAGTATAAAGAGAACTGGAAAGGCAATATGATTCCGATTAGAAACAAGTGTCAGTTCAGTTGGTTCTGCGATGGCAAATCAGACGAACCTTTAGACACTGATACATTCTTTGAATCGTATATCATTGCACAAGATGTAATTATGGGTAAGTATCCAGATATTACAGAGGGTGCAACACACTATCATTCAATTATGGTCGAACCTTATTGGGCAGAAACATTGAATGAAACAGTTCAAATAACACATCACATATTTTACAAATGAAAAGACAAAAGATATCAACACTTACACATACATCAAGAGAGGTTGCAATAGACTTCCTAAGATGGAGAGAAGAACAAAAAAACAAATCAATGATAGGACACAATGGTTGTCCATATGATGATAACGAAGGAGAAAAACATGCCGACAAAAGAACAATTCGATAGAGTAGAAAAATTAATTTGGGGATTATATATTTTTATCCCTTTGGCTTTCATATTAGGTTTATGACAGAAAACAGTAAACGATGGCAAGATAATTCAGATGGTTGGGTCACTGCTATGACCAAGTCGAAAGAAAACAAAGAAGAGTACCAAGAATATTTAAAGGTAACAGAAAATCCAGTCCATTATAGAGATTGGTTGAGAGACATAAAGGAGTAAATTATGACTAAGAGAACTAAAACTAAAATAACAAATGCAATGTTGACTGGACTTAAAATAGTCTCCACAGTATTTGTATTTGCGGGTCTTACACTTGCAATGAGTGGGAACTTTCACATGGAGATTTATAGTCTATCAACGATAATGATTGGTTGTTTAGGATATATGATTCATAGTTTTAAAACAAATGACCACATGATTCTATTGATTAGTGTTGCAGGTTTTACACTTGCAGGAAATCTATTCTTAGGTACCGATACTGCAATACTGATTGCAGACCAATATGGTATTGCACTAACAGAAGAACAAGGGTGGTTTGCACAATACGGTAATGTATTAGTTAGTATTATTAAGGAGTTAGTATAATGTATGATAAACCAATTGAACAACATAGAGAGTTTCTCTTAAACACGGACTATATTAATAATGGTGTTCAACATCGTTATAAGTTCAATAATGATTATGGTGCTTCAGTAGTAAAACACGATTTCAGTTATGGTGGTAAGAATGGATTATGGGAACTTGCAGTCTTAGATTTTACGGTTGACAAATCAGGTGAAATAACTTATCATACTCCTATAACACAAGATGTTGTTGGACACCTTGCATGGAATAATGTAGAATCTATTCTACAAGAAATTAAGGAACTATGAACTTATTTTATCTACACGAAGAACCCGAAGTCAGTGCAAAACTACATTGTGATAAACATGTAGTTAAGATGATTATCGAGTATGCACAAATGTTATCCACCGCACATAGAATGTTAGACGGTGAACAATACACTGATGCATCTAGTGGTCGTAGAATTCAAAGGTGGAGATTAGATTACGATAGAGAAGATATCTTATACAAGGCATCACATATCAATCATCCCTCTACCAGGTGGGTGCGTGAGAATGCAATTCAATATCAATATGCATTCGATATGTTTACTGCATTGTGTGACGAATACACATACAGATATGAGAGAGAACACCTAACTGATACTAAACTCAGAAACATTCTTAATTGTTTACCTGATAATATTACATTGGGTACTTGGTCAGAACCACCTCAATGTATGCCGGAAGATGTCAAAGTTCCAGGAAACTCTATTGAGGCATATCATAAATACTACCGCGAATACAAAAAAGATTTCGCAAAGTGGACTCAACGAGATATTCCACAATTTATGATGAGTTAATTATGCCCTTATATGATTTTTTAAATAATGAGACTGGTGAGATTGAAGAACATAACATGTCTTATACTAAGTTAGACCAATTCAAAGAAGACAATCCACACCTCAAACAAGTAATCTTAGGAACACCAAATATTGTCGGTGGGCATGGAGATAGAGTTAAGACAGACCAAGGATTTAAAGATGTTCTGAATAAGATTGCATCTGGTCATAAACTTTCTCCCATGGCAGATAAAATTTCTGGTGTTCAAACTGCAAAGGACATTAAGACCAGAGAGATAGTCAATAAACATGTTGACATTCAAACCAAAAACAGACTATCCAAAACAAAGAAATAGGTGTATAATGTATAAACAAATGCAAAATTTTATAGAAATAACAGATTTAGAAAATCTACAAGCAAAGACCGTCAACGAAGACGGTAAAAGAATGTATCAGTTCGAGGGTATGGAAGCAAAGTATCCTTCAGTCACAACAGTCACAGGTCTTTTAAATAGAGAACACATCAAACTCTGGAGAAAACGAGTTGGTGAAGAGACTGCAAACAAGATTACAGCATCAGCAACAAAACGAGGAACAAACTTCCACCAATTAGTAGAAGACTATCTTCGTGCTGAGAAAGATATTATTATAGAGAATGATTTACAACGAGGCATGTTCAATGCAATGCAACCTGTATTAGATGAAATCATACCTCTTGCTTTAGAGGCACCTTTGTTCTCACCAAATCTTGAAATGGCAGGTCGTGTTGATTGTGTCGGTATCTTTGATGAACAATTATGTATTATAGATTTCAAAACAAGTGGTAAGTATAAAGAAGAGTATATGGCAAAACCTTGGTTTATTCAAATGACTGCTTATGCACTTATGGTAGAAGAATTAACAGGACAAGCAGTGCAAGAATGTGTTGCTCTAGTTGCAGTAGAAGGACTTAATGCATTAAAGAATTTAATTTAGAAGGAGATTTCAATTGGAATAAGATAATCTCTAAAGGTGATGAGTGGGTTGAGTCTCAAGCATACGATAGTGCATATGATACACTATTAGAGTATCTTGGAATTGACAGTGACGAAGACATAACAGAAGAACTGTTAGACACTGCAGACCACCTCATAGATTACCTAACAACACCTTATGCAGAAGGTGGTCTTGGTGTTCACGACACTAGTCCAACTTACTATGCATACTATAGTATCGTTAGAGATTGGAGAGACAACTTGGAGTTCGGAGACTAATGATTAGTAAAAAAGAATTTACAGAAAAAGTAGAGAAACTATGTCGTTATGGCAAGTCAGATGTAATGTCTGCTATACTTAAAGTATGTGAACAAAACATGTTAGAACCTGAAAGTGCTAAAAGACTTTTATCTCCACCCTTAAAGGAGAAGTTAGAAGCAGAGGCAACAGGTTTAAACATGGTAAATCGTGGAACTAATAGTCAAGCAACCTTATCAGGTTTCTTTGACACTAAAAAATAATAGGAGATATTATGAAGAAAGGAGATGTAGTCACAGTTGTGACTTTTACAGGAGAGTATGTAGGGGAACTTGCAAAGACTGAACCATTAACTCTTAAAAATCCGAAAATGATTGTTAAGAATCCAGAAGGTGGTATGGGGTTTGCTAAAGGAGTCGCAGTGACAGGAAAAGAAAATCCTGAATCTATGGTTGTACAAACTTATGTATTCGTATCAGAGTGTAATGAAATGGTTGCAGAGGCACATCAAACTGCTGTTGCAAACACTGGTAAAGAAGAATCAGTAATTCAAACACCACCTGAAAAGAAAATCATTACTTAATGACGAGTCGTGAAGGATATGATGCATACACTTTATACCTTGGTATAAAATTACACTTCTATTCTAACGACTATGACTTTGTTAAGTATAATGGCAAAGTCAAAGCAGATATAAAGTCCTTTCTCAAACGAAAGGATAAGTATCATTTCGGTAAACTGTTTAGAACATATAAACACGAACTACAAGATTTCTATATTGCAAACCTTTCTAAAAAGGATTTGTGGGCAGGAGACTTATTGAGTGATGAGTGTGTTAAAGTTTACAAAGAATGGAAAAAGAATAATCAAAAGTTATCTTATCTGTTCGAAACCGAAGTAAACGATTTACTTCGTAAAAAGAATATTCAGAAGGTGTTAGAAGTTAAGAACGGACAACACCCTATTCTTTTGAAAGAATTTATGGCAAAGAAAGTATCTTTAGAGACACTCTGTATTATGGATGAGATTATAGGATTTACTAAAGATTGGGATAGATTAATATCAGAGAGAATAATATATCCTGGAATTCATGTCAAAATAAACAAATACAAATCATTCGTGGAATTCAACCGAGTGAAATACAAATCATTATTAATAGATTTGTGTGAGTAGTACCAATTTTGGGTATAAATATACCCAGGACTTTATAAGTTTTACAGAAAACCTGGTTGACAGCAGTGCATAGGTTTGTACTGATTGATAAAATGCAAATACAATGTTATACGAATACAATAGGAGAATACAATGTCAGCATCATTAGATAAGCTCAGAGCGGCCATGGAAACCGCATCACCAGCTCAAGGTGAGAAAAAATCCTACAATGACGATACTATGTGGAAACCAGAACTTGATAAATCAGGTAACGGTTATGCAGTAGTTCGTTTTTTACCAACTCCAGAAGGCGAAGAAATGCCGTGGGTTTCATATTGGGACCATGGTTTTCAAGGACCTGGTGGGTGGTATATTGAGAAGTCTTTAACGACTCTTAATAAAAAAGACCCTGTGTCTGAATACAATACTACATTGTGGAATTCAGGTATCGAAGCAAATAAAGAACAGGCGAGAAAGCAGAAGCGTAGACTTCACTATGTCTCAAATGTTTATGTTGTTTCAGACCCTAAAAATCCAGACAATGAAGGCAAAGTTTTCAAATACAGATTTGGAAAGAAAATCTTTGAACAACTCAAAGAGGCAATCTCTCCAGCATTTGAAGATGAAAGTGCAATCAACCCATTTGATATGACAGAAGGTGCAAACTTTAAAATCAAAATCAGAAAAGTTGATGGTTACTGGAACTATGACAAATCAGAGTTCGATGCAACTTCACCATTAGGTGACGAAGCAATGATTAACTCTACATTTAGTTTAGTTCATTCTTTAAGTGAAGTAATCTCTCCAGATGAGTTCAAGTCTTATGACGAACTCAAAGAGAAACTTGATAGAGTCTTAGGCCTATCAGGTGCAGTATCAGGTAGCACGGCAGAAAGTATTGCAGAAGACCAGGAAGAAGTGCCATGGTCAAATGTTAATACTGAAAGTGTTGCAACTGAACCTGTAATCGCATCAGCAGAATCGACTTCCACACAATCAAGTGAAGGTGACGACGCGATGGATTACTTCAAAAGATTAGCTGAAGACAGTTAATCTTTGAGTTGGGTGCCCTTGTGTTTTTATTATGTATAAGTGATGCAAGAACAAGGGCAGACTTGGACCGTGGACAAAAATGGGGGCACCAAGTAAGGGAAAGATTATTGGCGAATAGCGGAATAATCGGTATAGAGCGGGATGCTGTAAAGCGTGGGGCAACTATACATTTTTTTAAAACAGGAGAATTATGCCAGAAGTGAGACCGAAAATCAACCCTAAGAATCGACAAGAAGAACCTTTCGATAGAATGCTTAGGAGATTTAAGAAACAATGTGAGAGGGCAGGTATAGTTCAAGAGGTTCGTGATAGACAATATCATGAGAAACCTAACGATACAAAGAATCAAAGAAATCAAGACATCAAAAGACGAAAGAAACTTGATGCAAAAAGGGCTTCACAAAAAGGTTATAGACCAAGATAATGAATCAGTGGCATGGGGGAAAAGGTTCTAAGAGAAGGAACTCTAACGAAGATGCCTATGCTGACGGTTGGGAACTTGTATTTGGTAAAAAGAAACCAGAAATAAAGGTTCGAAAAGAAACACCTTCACACGCATCTACTCAGATGCATAAAGACAAAACAAAAATCATTCCTCGTAAAGAGAAACATTACGATAAGTTGGATTAAACTCCTGCCATGATATCGTCATAGTATCTATCATTCTCGTCTCTAGCAGTATCCTTACGAACTAAAACATTAGTAGAAGAGTTATTATTATTCTGTTGAACAACTGAAGCAACTGCCTCGGCCGCTGCATTTATATTTGGTTGTGCATCTTGTGTTGCTTGTTCTATTTGAGAACCTCGTCTCTTTGCCATGTCTTCTTCTGCCCATTCCATAATTGTCTCTGCATCAGAACCATCTGCTATATTAGTTTGACCAGAATCTAAGGCAGTTTTTGCTTCATTATAACTTGCAATAATTGATTTTCTTGCTTCTAGTTCTTGTACAATTAACTCTTTGGTTTCATCACCAATATCATCATCAGCAAGAATTGCGTTCAACTGATTATTAGGTGCAGTGATAATCATATCAGGATTAACAACTGATGCTCTGCCAATTCCCTTCTTCTCATATAGACCAGACTCTTCAGCAGCATCTAATCCTTTCTCTTTCATTTTCTCATTCATTTCAGGTACATCATCATCGAATAATGCTCTGTAAACTACACCTGGCAATATTGCTTTTGCCATTTGTTTTAGTTTTGCCATGATATCAATACCGAATACATTCTTAAAGAAGTCACCGATTGCTTTGAATGGTGCCTTGATTAAATCCCATATTCCACCAAATACATCTTTAAGACCAGAGAACATTAAGTCGAAGTCTCCTGTAAATAGACCTTTCCAGAAGTCAAAGAATCCACCAAAGATTCTAAAGATTGAGTCTTTGATGTCTATGAAATACCCTATAACTGTATCAATCGCTGCTTTAAATCCTTCAGACTCTTCATATAGTTTCATACCTGCTAGGATTATTCCTACTACTGCAAGACCTAATAGAATCCAAGGTGCCGCTGCCATGAGTAATCCACCCGCTGCAATCATAATAGGTGTTAAGAATGTTATCATTGATGTAAAGAATGTACTCATGGTCTCTCAGTCATACCTTCTATACTGATACCTTTCATATACTCAACACCTTTAGAGAAACCTTGTGCAACTCCACTCATAACCTTTTGTGCATTGTTGAACATCTTAACGGCATCATCTAATTGACCTATAAGGTCGAAACCTGTAAGACCTTTTAATCCGTCAGAGAAGTCAGTAAGACCTGATAACTGGTCATTCTTTGCCTGTTCCATATTTGCAGCCATTTCGTCACGGATAGCAGTCTCTTGTTTCATTAGAGATTCTTGTTTATCTGAATTTTCTTGTAGAGTGATTTCGTTATTGTTTAGTATATTTTTTTCAATACTTAACTGAGATTGTTGAGTTTCTAATAACTCTTGTCTGTTTGCAGACATAGAATCTATATTTGCTTTTTCTAATTGATTTGCTGTGATAGCATCATTAACTTTATCTTGGATTGCCGCTATTTGCAATGCGTGAGTTCTTTTATTATTATCATGCACTTCTTCGGCCATCTTCGCATCAAGTTCTGCCATAAGTTTTTCTTGGGCAATAATTGATTTCTTATACTCTGCTTCTCTGAGTACAAGGTCTGCGATATCTTTTTCGGTACTTGCAATGGCAGATTCAAATTCAAATATAGAATCTTTTGTCCTTGCAATTTCTTCTTCTGCTGCTGCTATATCTTCAGTAAGTTTTGCAATAGGTCCTAGAACTTCAGATAGTTTTTCTGTAGTATCTCCAAAAATTTGACTTAGTGCCTTTGACTGTTCTTCAGTTAAAGCATCCATTCCTTCTGTTGTAGCAATGGTTGCTGCTTCAATGGCAACGGACATTTTCTTATTTAAGAGAGCACCTTTGAGCGTATCATCACCAGCACTTTTAAAATCTGCAACGATTTTAGCAGTTTCAGGTCTAACCTCTTTTAAATCATTAATTAAATTTTTAAATGATTCTTTCTGTTCGCTAGTAGAAGATGCAATTGCTCTGTTTCTTTCTCCTTCGAGTTTAACATTATCTTCTAAGGTTTTTGCAGCCTTGGTAAGTTGTTTGTCTAGTTCACTAACTCTTTTATCTAGTTCGTCTGCCATTTAATTTTCCTTTATTTACCGAATGCTTTTCCTGCTTCAGATATTCCAAATGCACCTAGTGTGACTACTACAAATGATGTATAGATTGTTTCAGAGACTTTTAAGTCTATATCCCAAACTAGTGCTGTGACTAGGTCTGTTATACC